ACCTGTGAGTGAGGAAGCCTTTGTGCTCGAAAAGAAGAAAGGGCGCGTGCGGTTGAAAGAGATTACGGAAGGGGATTTTATTTTAACGCATAAGGGGCGGTATCGAAAAGTAAAGGCAGTTTATTGCCAGGGCGTTTTACCTCTTGTCCGTGTGGAGACGTATTTTGGTCGCGCGCTGGAAACGGCATCGGATCATCCGTATTTGACGACGCGGGGGTGGGTGAACGCAGGGGACCTTACCCTCAAGGACGTGTTGGCGAACGTGAAGCCGGTCGAGCCGTGCGGGGGTCCGTCGCTTTCCCCGGAGGAGGCGCGGTTTCTCGGTTACATGGCCGGCGACGGAAGCTGTAAGTCTTTGACGACCGGTTTTACGAATATGAACGAAGCCGTCCTGGCGGATTTTGAGCGGTGTTGCGCGGTTCTCGGATTTGCGACGCGCAGGAAGGTGAAGGCGAAGTGCCGGGCGACGCATATTTACGTGACGAACGGCCTTGGAAAGAGGGTCCCGCGCGATAAAAGCCATCTGGCGGCGCTTCTCAAAAAACACGATTATTTCAAGAAAGGAAGTTATGAGAAGAAAGTGCCGGGAGCCGTGTTCGCCGGAAACGACGAGGTCGTAAGGAATTTTATATCGGCTTATTATTCATGCGATGGGCATATATCGGTTCGGGATTTGAAGAAGAAAGGGGTGCGCGAGGATTTTTCGCTTGGCCTGAATAGCGTCAACAGGGAACTGCTTGTTGGCGTGCAGCATCTTTTGCTCCGGCTTGGCATTAACGCCCGGCTGCGGAAGAAGACGGCGGCGTTCAAGACCAAGCGGCAGGGAGATATTTATACCTCATGGGCGCTCGAACTCGCGTCCATGGATGAGATAGCCAGATTTGCGCGGGCCGTTCCTGTCGTCCACTCGGAAAAGAGAATCAAGCTCACGCTTACGCGGCGAACGAAATTCGACGACGTTCTGGGGGAGGATCCGGTCGCCGGCGTTGCCGAATCCGGCGAAGGGTTCTGCCGGTGCCTGGAGGTGGAAGAGGATCATTCGTTTGTGGCGAATGATCTGGCCGTTCATAACTCGAACCTGTTGACGGTCTGCGTTCCCGCATGGATCTGGTGCCAGAGCATCAAGGGGCCAATGGCGGGGCCGCAGGTCAAGTTCATGGCGGCGTCGTACTCGCAGGCCCTGTCATTCCAGCACTCGACTCTGGGGCGCAACCTGATCCAGTCGCCATGGTACCAGAAGCATTGGGGCAAGCGGTTCACGCTGCGGGACGACCGCAACGCGGTGGGGTTCTTCGAGAACGATAAAGGGGGCTATCGTATGGCGACCTCGGTGGGGGCGGCCATTACCGGGTTCGGTGCGGATTGCGTGGCGGAAGGAACGCTGGTGGCGACGCCTCGCGGGGATGTGAAGATCGAGGATCTGCGTGTAGGCGACGAGGTTTTTTGCTTTGACCATTCACAGGGCTTGGTGGTAACTTCACGGATACTTGCTAAGGCATCGCGCACCGATACGAGTAGCTATGAAGTATCTACATTTAAGGGACATACCCTCCGGGTTACAGGAAATCATCCTGTCTTTGCGCAGGGGAGAGGATATGTCACGGCTGAGAACCTTATGCTCCGAGATACAGTTCTTGGTATTCGACAAGCGTTTGGCGCTGGCCAATCTGATTTGCGATTTGTGCGGGAAAAAGTTTCAGGTCCAGCTTTTCGATCTACGAAAGAAACTTCAACGGGGCTACCGGGAATCTTATTGCAGCTTTCAGTGTTCTTGCGCGCATCATGCGGTGAAAAATGCAGGATCCTGCAAGGGTTGCGGCAGGCCCAAGCCGCATGGAAAATGGTATTGTTCCGAAAGCTGCAAAATTTCTTCGAGAAATCAGCGAAAAGAGATTCGTATTTGTCCCCGTTGCGGCGCGAATTTTACCAAAAAGGGCGTTATATACTGCTCTCCGGCTTGCGCTCGCTCTGTGCATTCCGAAAGGATGCAGGGGAATCTCAATTCCAATTTCAAGGGATTGGGAAAATATTCAAATCAGTTCAAAAAGATCACGCACTTTATCAGGATCAGAGATCGGCACGAATGCGCGGCATGTGGGAGAAAGGACGCGAAGATAAATCAGAAAACCAAAGACGGGCATTCGTATCGTCGGTCTATTTTGCAGATTCATCACATCGACGAGAATACAACAAACAACAATCCCCGGAATCTGATAACGCTTTGTCATGCGTGCCACAAAGCGCACCATCATGGAACTTTGAAGCGATCACAAGAATTCGCTGCGTTAGCGGAAAATCGGACAGGTTCTATGACATCCAGGTGGAAAAGTTCTGTAACTTTTTTGCTGGCGGTCTTCTCGTCCACAACTGCCTGATCGTGGACGATCCGCACAATACGCAGGAAGTCGAGTCGGAGGCGACGAGGACAGCCACCATCAACTGGTACGCCCAGTCTCTGTCCACGCGCCTCAACGACATGCGCACCGGCGTCAAGATGCTCGTGATGCAGAGGCAGCAGGAAGAGGATCTGACCGGCTATCTGCTCTCGACCGAGCCGGAGGCGTGGGATCATGTTGTCTTCCGCATGCGGTACGAGGCGAACCCGTTTCTGCCCTACGATCCGCGCGGGACTGATGAGAATGGCGAGCAGCTCTACGGGCTGGATGCCAAGGGAGAAGTCATCCCAGGCTCGCCGCTGGCGGAAGCGGTCGGAACGTTGCTGTGGCCGTCGCGCATGCCGGAAGGCCCGGTGGCCTCATTAGAGAAAACGCTTGGGACCTATGGCACAAGCGGACAATTCCAGCAACGGCCTTCTCCAAAAGGAGGCGGAATCATCAAAGCGGGAGACTGGCAAATCTTTCCGCCTGCCGGGCAGGAGGAGATGTGGAAGAAGGATGGAGTGGTCTGCTGGCCGCCGTTCGAGTTCGTGGTCGGATCGCTCGACACGTCGTCCACCGAGAACGAGAGCAACGACCCCTGCGCCTTCACGATCTGGGGCGTCTGGTACGACCACACGGGCTTCCCGCGCGTCGTGGTCATCCATGCGTGGGAGGCGTTCCTGTCGTTCAACAAGCTTGTCATGCGCGTTGGGAATAACTGTCGCAAGTTCCAGCCCGATGTCCTGCTGATCGAGGCCAAGGCGAACGGCATCTCGGTGGCGCAGGAAATCCAGCGCGTCTTCACCGATGCGAAGTGGTCCACTGTTCTCGTGACCCCGAAGGGTGACAAGGTTGCGCGCGCTATCTCGGTGCAAGGCATCTGGGAAGACCAGATGGTGTATGCGCCTGATCGTGAGTGGGCACAACTTCTGATCGACCGCTGCGCGCAGTTTCCGAAGGGCAAGCGCAAGGACCTTGTGGATACCGCCACGCAGGCCGTCCGGTGGCTGCGCGATAACGGGCTGCTCGCGCGTCGCGGCGAGGTGATCCGCCACCGGGAAGAGGCCATTCCGCAGTCGGGCCAGACGCAGGCCGAACTCCCGCCTTATGACGTATAGGCTGACTTGCAAGAGAGTTTATGCTAATTTTAATGATCTCATCAACGTGAAAGGAGAATCCCATGGCAGGCAAATCTGGCAAGAAAACATTGGCTGAAGACGCACAGCAGGATGAGAATGCGCTGGTAGAGGATGCGCAGCAGGACGGGGAAAAGGTGGTTAAGCCAATAATTCCCGATCTGGACTGGCAGGTCGAAGGCCCGCGCCTCTGGTTGGCGCTGCATGATCTTTTGGCGGGTAGCAAGACCAGGCACGATGACAAGTATGTCATCGAGGCAAGCCATGAAGCAGTTGGCGCGGCGCACGACATTCTGGCGCAACAAGCCGAATGACAAGGGGGCAGGCGGTGTGGTAAGGTAGCCCACCGCTTCTTCTCTTTTACGGCGTTATGATGCATGCCTATGGCCCCGGACGACCTTGGCTCTCGTATGGACAACATCCGGTACGACAAACCTGAGCGTCCCCTGCCGCCTGGCATCGACGTAACGTTTGGGCCAGATGACGAAGAAGAGCCGTATGAGGAGCTGACGAAGAACGAAGACGGTTCCGTCACAGTCAACGACCCCCCGCCGAAGAAGTCGAAGGCGAATACGCACGACGCGAACCTCGCGCTCGATATGGATGAATCCGATCTTGATGTTCTGGCTTCCGACATCCTGCAAGCAATCGAGGAAGATCTGCGCTCGCGCAAGGAGTGGGAAGATACTTTCAACAAGGGCATTGATCTTCTTGGCTTGAAGATCGAGGCTCCGTCTTCCGACGTGTCGAACGGTGGCAATATCAGCAAGGTGAAAGATCCTCTGCTTCTGGAAGCCGTTCTCCGGTATCAATCGAATTTCAACGCCGAGATGCTGCCTGCTAACGGGCCGGTCAAGGTGCGCGATGATAAAGTTCAGGGTCCTCCTGAGCCTTCTGGTGCGGCGGGTGGTATTCCTCCAGGTTCTCCTACTGGCGTGGCCGCCGCACCGGGGCTTGGGACGGGCGCACCGCCGAAGATGGCTACTGGAGGCATCGCGCTTCCGCAGGCCCATCCTCCCGTTTTACCACCCCAGATGGGTGGTCTTTCTCCGCCTCCGCCAGCGCCGCCCGGTGCTCCGCAGCCACAGCGTCCCCCGATGGGCGGCGCAGCTCCACCGCCAGCGCCACCCCCGTCCGCAGGTTGGACGCGTAGCGATTACGCGGAGGCGTTCCAGAAGAATTTCAACTATTACCTGACGGTTTTCGACAAGGCATACTATCCGGATACTGACCGGATGAGTTTTAGCCAGGCCCTTGGTGGATGCGCATTCAAGAAGATTTACCGCGATCCGATCGAGAATCGGCCTGTCTCGCGTTTCGTGATGGCGAGCCATCTGATCGTCAGCAACGGCGCGTCCTCCCTGCACGACGCCAAGCGCGTCACGCACGCTGTTCCGAATATGAGTTTCGTGACGATGCGCCAGATGATGGATGCTGGCGCGTATCGTGATGTTGAGTTGAGCCAGCCTATCTCGACTCCGGACCAGATCGACCAGAAGATCGCGGAAACGCAGGGTACGCAGCCGCGCGCGGATCGCCCGGAAGACGCTGATTACACGGTCTATGAGTGCTACACGTGGCTCAACCTGAAGGGGTTTGAGCAGAAGAAGGACTTACCCGTTCCCTATCGCGTGACGATCGAGAAGGACAGCCGCAAGATCCTTGAGATCCGTCGGAACTGGAAGAAAGGCGACAAGCTTTTCAAGCCGCGTCGCAGGTTCGTCAAGTACCCCTTGTTCCCCGGTCTGGGTTTTTACGACTACGGCTTCGTCCACATTCTGGGCAACACGACGCGTGTTCTCTCGGCTATCGAGAGCCTATGCGTCGATCAGGGCATGTTCGCCAATTTCCCCGGCGGCCTTATCGACAAGATGGCTGCGCGGCAGGAGACGAATCAGATCAGGCCGGGACCCGGAGGGTTCAAGCCGATCGACACAGGCGGCAAACCCATCCAGCAAGTCGTGATGTCGATGCCGTACAAGGACGTGTCGGCCAATCTTTTAGCGCTGGCCAAGGGGCTTCAGGACGACGGGCGCAAGCTGGCGTCTATCTCCGAGCTTCCGCTTGGCGAGGGCCGCGCGGATGTTCCTGTCGGCACGGTCATCGCGCTTATCGAGCAGAATACGAAGCTGCTTTCGGCGGTGCATAAACGCAACCATGCGGCACAACAGGAAGAGTTCGAGCTGCTCAAGGAACTGTTCGCCGAAGACCCGGAGGCGATGACGCGCGCCATCAAGGATCCTGCGCACAAGTGGACGAGCGCGGAAGAGTTCGAGGACGTGGCATTGGTTCCCGCTTCTGATCCGAATGTCAGCAGCCACATTATGCGCATCATGAAGGCGCAAGCTGTTCTCACGATCATGCAGCAATCCCCGCCCGGCCTCATGAACATCAAGGAAGGCATCACCCGCGCGCTGCGCGCGATCGGGGAAGAGGATATCGACTCGCTCTTCTTGCCGCCGCAACCGCCAAACGCGCAGCCATCGCCGCATCAGCTCGATGCGCAAGCGAAGGCAGCGGCCTTGCAGCAGAAGGCGATCAGCGACCAGAAGAACAACCAGACAAAGATTATTCTGCAACAGTTGCAGAATCAGGACCGCGCTGCTAATCGCGCGAGCCAGGAGCAGATTGAGCAGACACGACTGGAAATTCAGCGCCTCAAGGATACCAGAGACTACCATCTCGGTTTGCTGGATGCGCAGAACAATAATGCGCAAGCACAGACTCCGCCGCATAGCGCGATGGGGACACAGTTCTAACGGAGGCGACAATGGCGAAGAAAGACACTGACATGGGCGGAATCACGAACGGAACAACTCATGAATCCGACGCAGCTTACGACAAGTTTCGCGCTTCGATGGGCGGCTCAGATGGCGCGAAGAACTTGCTGCGTAAGGCGGGTTACGCGCGCGGCGGCGGGGTGTCTCCCGCGAGGGCAGTCCATAAGCATGAGAAGCACATGCACCCTGGCAAGGCGGAAACGAAATTCCGGCATGGCGGAAAGATCGAAGGGAAGAAGACGCATGAACGCGCCGACAAGTTCAAGCGCGGAGGCTCTGTTCCGCGCGGGCATACGAAGATCAACATCAATATCAACCCACGTCCGGAATCTGGAGCGCCAATGCAGGCGCGTCCCCCGATCGTTATTCCGAAGGCTCCAGTCGCCGGCGCTCCAGGCGCGATGCCCGGTGGTCCTGCTCCGGGCGGCGCCCCACCGATGGCGAATCGCGGCGGACGTTTTGCGAAAGGCGGCAAGGTCAAGAGCCTTACTGGCGATGCCGGATCGGGCGGCGGCGAAGGCCGTCTGGCGAAGATAAAATCATACGGAACAAAGCCGAAAGCCTGAAAGCGGCGGGTGGTTCGAAAAACATCTTGACGAATCGCCTTCGCCTGCCTCACATTCGCGGTCATGCACCCCCCATTGTTCTCGCCCAGAGGCTTGGAATACAGACCTGAACACGAGCGAAGCGCTGCGTGGATGGCCGCTATTTGCAAGATTTTGTCGCAACCAAAGCTCGATTTGACTTGTCACCTGCAGAATGATGGGAGCCAGATCTTCAAATACGCGGAGGCGCACGGTCGCGCTTTCGTCTATTACATCCGTGTTTGGCCGGATGGCCGGATGCAGGGCGGCAGGGAGGTTCCCAACAGTGAGTAAAACCCCGGAACAGCGCATCGCTGCGCTTGAGAAGCTTGTGGAGCGGCAGGACCAGGCCCTAGATAAGGCATATGACAGGATAAGATTCCTTATGCGGCGCACGGAGATGCTGCGCGAGGCTGTTCCTCATGTTTACTTCGATGAGGAGTCATGGGGTGAGTGACATTCTCTCCAGACTCGAAGACATGATGGAAGAGCGCTACGTCGAACGGCGCGATCAGTTCACAGAGTTTTCCAACGTCCGCGACTGGCCGGATGCCTGCTACCGGGCGGGCTACCTGAAAGCCATACGGGACGTGGGGAAGATGATAAAGCATGTTCGTAATCCTGTCTTGCAGCAGGAGAGCGGTGAAATTCTCGATATTTTAACCCAGCAGGAGACAACGCAATGAACGAAGTTAACCAGGATCCCTCTATCGGCGATGACGGGCTTACTGACGGCGAGCGCGAGCTTCTTCAGACGCCAGTTTCTCAGGTTCCTCTGGAACAACGGCGTATTCTGGTTGCCTTGCGCGACAAGAAGGCAGAGCATTCTTATGCGGAAAAGGCCCGGTTGCGCGCAGAAGGAGACGTTTAATGGCTGGCATTGGCGTAAGCAAAAGTCTCCATATGATGGATCACAGCGGGGAAGACCCCGCTGATGTCATCCGGAAAGCTGTTGGGGACATCTCCCAGCTTGAACTCACAGGCGTGCAGGTTCTGGTGGGGACCTATATCCGCCCCAAGGCGACGAAGGGCGGCATTCTCCTTACTGACAAGCTGCGCGACGAGGACCTCTATCAGGGTAAGACCGGACTTGTGCTCAAGGTCGCCCCTGGAGCTTTCATCGACGGCGATAATGCCGACACGAAGTTTCACGGTTTCAAGGCCAAGGAAGGCGATTGGATCTTCTATGGCGTGCAGGACGGCCTTTCGCTGAACATCAACGGCCACCATTGCCGTATCGTCGAGGATGTCCATGTTCGCGGTCGTATTCCTCATCCAGATGTGGTGCTCTGATGAAGACGATTACGCTCAATCCGCCCGCGGAACTCAGCCTTTCGAGCTTCAACGACGCTGCCGCGTTGCTCAAGGATGCGGAATTTTTTCTCCTTTGCGTTCACCCAAGCATGAAAGATACGGCGGATGCGATCGTGATGGATTACAAGGCGAGGGAGAAGGCGGTTGACATTTTTGTTTGCGAAGGTGATCGCGAGCGGGAGTGGTTTGTCCACGGCGTGCGCTCCGGCGACCCGCCGGTTATAGGCACTGTATTCTCTCGTATGAAGTGAAAGAAGATGGATGACAGGAAACCGTTTGAGCCGCCGGGTCGTGGGCCGCCCAAGAAGCAGTGGGTGGTGAGCAAGTTTCCGATCAAGGGCGGAACGGTCATCCGGGCCGCGTCACAGATCGACCAGTTCTACCACAAGGTCACGTGGTCGAAGATTGAAGGGACGATAAAATCATGAAACTCGCCGAAGTCGCCGCAGAAAATGGACAGCCGCGCGATACTCTTCCGGCGAAGCGTCCGCATATCCGGATATGCACCCCGTGTCACTCTGGAAAAGTCGATCTGAACTACCATATCTCGCTCGCGCTTGCCTGCGGGCATCTTCTGCAACACGGGATCAACTATTCGCTCGATTATAACGTCGGGATGGCTGTCGATTGGGCGCGGAGCCAAATGGCGACAGCGTTCCTGAAGGATCCTGAGCAGACGCATCTGCTTTTCATCGACGATGATATGGCTTTCTCGGCTGATCTTCCTTTCAGGTTGCTCGCGGAATGCCTCGACATTGTGGCCGTTCCCTACCGTCGCAAGCAGAGGGACGTGAAATTCAATATCCGCCATGGCGTTCGCGTCAAGACGATGCCGGGTCGCCCGCATTTGGCCGCCGTGGAGTCGATCGCCACGGGCATGATGATGATTCGCAAGAATGTCTTCGAAAAGTTGGTCGAGACGACGCCGGAGTTTCTTTACACGAACGATGGAACCAAAGGTTTCCTGTTTTTCCGGCACCAACTTGTTCAGGACGAGATGGTCGGCGGCATTTCCTACATGGGTGAGGACTACTGGTTCTGCCGTACCGCGCGCGAAGCCGGTTTTGACGTATGGGCTTACGTCGATGAGCCGATCGCGCATATCGGACCCTACGCTTTTGATGGGAATTATGTTGATTATATGGAAAAAGAGGTCGCGGACAATTATCGTTTCAAGGGCGAGCGGCTTCCAGTGAGGACCATCATCAAATGACGGATAAGGAACTGACGCTCGACGAGTGGCTTGGAAAACTTTATCAGGCCGAAGCCAGAAAAAAGCTTCCTGCCGCCGTAGAAGAGCTCAAGAATAAGCTTGGGGCGAGCGTTGACTTGTCCGCGCAAGCTCGATTCAGATTGGCTTCGCTGGAAGAAATG